TGGTGTCTCAACGGATGCACCACGCCAGACGCAGCCAGCCGCAACAAGTTCAAGCACACCAATAACATCAACATCGAAGGCACCTCAGCCAAGATTACTCATGGCCTCGAAGGGTTCATGGGATCGGAAGACAAGTGGCGCAAGTGGATGAGCATCCCAGTCACGGATGAGATGGCAGAGACTTTCTTCAAGCACACCATTGCCAAGTCGTTCACTCGTCAGTCTGCGATGAAGACAAACGAGAAGCAGCTCGAAGCCCTGCTTGGCATCTGGAACAACGAGCATCGCAACCTCGGTCGCAACAAGTGGGCGCTCTACAACTGCATGACCTACTGGGCCACGCACACCCATGACCTCAAGCAACCCGAGATCGCGCGTCGCAATCGTGAAGATCAGATCGCACGAGCAATGAACCACAAACAATTCATGGAGCTGGCATGAAGCATCGGGTTCTCAATCACGCAGACAATATCATTCATGGCGAAAGGCAGCGGGACTACGGTTCCGCCAGCCATAGCTTCTCGACCATCGCTGACTTGTGGTCGGCGTATCTTGGTCACGAGGTCACGCCCGAACAGGTGTGCATGATGATGATCTTGCTAAAGATCGGACGATCAACCAAATCAGCGCAGTTCGATAGCCTTGTGGATATCGCTGGCTACGCTGCACTGGCAGACACAGTAATCAATGGAGTTCACAATGTATCAGAAGATTGCGACGGCTTCAGTGTTTGATGAGCTGGCTGACACGCTTGGCCCGACCGCCTCTTGGCCTACTCAAATCCTTGTGTGGGCAGACGCAATCGCAGCCGACAACCCGCACTTCGACAAAGAGAAGTTCATCGAACGAGCAACAAACAAATGGGAGGAGCACTATGTTCCAGGAGAAATCGACGACCACATTCCCTACTGAGGAACGCCCGTTCCCATATCACCAGAGCTATGGCCTGACCGACGGCTTCCGAATGCAAGTTGTGCTTGAGAGCTATGCGCTCAGTCCAAAGGAGGCCGCAAAGAACAACAAGGTCAGCCTTGCCTCTGTCTACAAGTGGCGCAAAGACTGCCGCATTAAGGTCGGGCCTTGGCTGATCTGACATTTAGTGCAAGTGTGTGGCGGGATCACCTGCCACACATGAGGACACTATGGAGAAGAGACTAAAGAGTTACTTGGAGTTTCTGCAAGAGAAGTCAGAGCTGCTTGATGTGCCGCTCATTGATGCTTTCAAGCTAAAAGATATCTCGCTGTCCACCTACTACCGCACAATGCAAGGCACGACTGAGCTTAAGTACGGCACTGCGCGCAAAGTAAATCATAGCTTGGAACACCTCGCCGCTCTTCGAGAGCACAGAGCGCGACTAAAGAATGATGTGTGATGCCTGCGAACAATACGCAGATCACATTGTCTGCCTGCTTAAGAATGCTCAGTCACACTGGACCATCTGCATTCGCTGCTACGAGGACGACACATGGCCAACCGTAGTAAGAACAAAGGAACCTACCACGAAAAACGAATCGTTGAATGGCTCCAAAGCCTCGGCCTCAAAGCAAAGAGGCAACCCCTCAGCGGCAGCTTGGGAGGAGAATATCGAGGCGATATCAAAGTCGAGATCGCAGGACACGAGCTGGTAGTTGAGGTCAAGTATCGTGACGCATCTAACTTCCCGAGCCCCTTCTCAGTCTTAGAGCAAAGGGACTTGGCAATATACAAGAGACGGCGGGGAACGCCGCAGACTGTAGTCATCATAAGCGGAGACAAACTAGAGGAGTTGATCCATGCAATCCAAGGAAATCCTTGCCCACCTACAGATGGGTAACAAGCTCACGCCAATAGGTGCGCTTGAGAAGTTCGGCTGCTTTAGACTAGCCGCAAGAGTGCACGAGCTGCGCCAAGAGGGCCACCCAATCAAGAAGGAGTTGGTCTATGATGGCGGGACCAGTTACGCCCGCTACTACATGGAGAAAGAAGAATGAATATTGTGCAGTTCAAAGCCAAATCTGAGGAGTTGTTCGATGAGTTCTGGTCTGTTTACCCCAAGCGTATGGCTAAGGCTCACGCTCGCATAGCCTTTGATCGCGCCTGCAAAAAGGCAGATGCAAAGACAATCATTGAAGCGGCCAAGCAGTTCTCTGAGTTCCTTCAACATCAGGGTACGCAGAAGAAGTACATGCCGCTCGCAACCACATGGCTCAATGGAGAGCGGTGGGAAGACGAGCTTTACTTCGAGGATGAACAGTCAGACTGGGGAGACATGAATGAATTTTGATCTGCGTATGCAGATGGTGAGGCAGTGGCTCAAGGACGATCTGCTGCCTCGTTTCTCTGCGCCTAACAATGTGGACAAGGCCACCGCTGCAAACGATGTAGCTGAAACAGTCAACGCTAACCTGCCATTCGTGCAGAGCAAAGATCAATTCAAGTTCTATCTTGATGCGGTGTGCAAGCATGTCATTCGCAATGCGCGCGGTCGAACGCTTCCTGTCCCCAAGGATTTTGTCGATGCCTGCCGTGAAGCAGCAAAGACAAAGACAAGCGAGAGTGCAATACGCACCGAGTGGAGGTGCAACCCATACAAAATCACAGAGCGCAGAGTCAAAGCAGGCGAAGCTATTGGAAGTACATGGCTAAGCGAGCGCGCAATTCGTGACCTGATTGCCAATACATCGTTGACAATATGTGAATTGCAGCCGTATATTGATGCACATAAGCAAAACGAGAGGAGTGACAATGGATAGAGTGGGATTCATTGGCGGCAGTGATACCGTCAAGATCATGCAAGGAGACTGGCTTGAGCTATGGGAGATCAAGACTGGTCGAGCTCAAGGCCCCGACCTGAGCGACGTGCTTCCCGTTCAGCTTGGTATCTGGACCGAAGACTTCAACATCAACTGGTTTGAAGATCGGATGAACGTCAAGATCGACCACATGCAGGAGCAGTTCCGCAAGAACATCGGAACAATTCCGGTCAAAGGCATGATTGATGGAAAGCTATTTGGCCTCAACCAGATCATCGAGTGCAAGCACACCAACCACATGAACAGCATGGACGCTGTCATGGAACTATACATGCCGCAGGTGCAGACCTATTGCGAAGTGGCTGATGCAGACGGGTGCCACCTGTCTGTAATCTTTGGCAACAGCAGATGGGAGTCGGTCTTCATTGAGAGAAACAAAAGCTACTTCGATTCTATGTGGTCAGTGGTGTCAGACTTCTGGGGTTATGTTGTACGCGATGAAGAGCCGATTGGTTGTGACGCACCCACGCTCAGCATCAATTCCATTTCAGTGGACCAAATGGTCAAGCGTGACGCAAGCAAGGACAACGCCTTTGTTGACGCCGCCAACACCTACGTTGAGAACGAAGAACAAGCCAAGCTATTTGAGGCTAGTAAAAAGTCTCTAAAAGAGATGGTCGCTAAAGATGAACGCGAAGTTTACTGCGACCTGTTGACAGTCAAACGCGCAAAGAATGGATCGCTGCGCATCACCAAGAGGAGTAGGAAATGAGTCTCGATATCTGGAACAGGGTCAGCAAGTCAGACCCAAAGTATCTCAAGCCTGTTAACTTTGGATCGCGCAAGTTCACAGCGATTGATCCGATGTATCAGGTGCGCTCTGCCACAGCAGAGTTTGGCCCTATTGGCGACGGATGGGGCTGGCACAGCACGACTCAGATTCACCACATGTCCAACGGTGACAGCGTTGTGATCTGCGATGTGGTTGTCTGGCATGGGAACCAAGGCAATACCTTTGGCCCCTTTCCCGGATGCCGCAAGTTCTTTGATGCCGCCAAGAACAGGCTCAATGAGGATGCTCCCAAAATGGCAGTGACAGATGGCTTGACTAAGGCCCTGTCTCACATTGGCTTCAATGCTGATGTGTTCCTTGGCGAGATGGACGGAAACAAATACGCCGAAGATTCCGGCAAATCAAACACAGGATGGTAAGATGAGCGAATACGACAACACTAACCGGGGGGCGGCCTTCCCCCCATTCCCTACTCAGTCCATGATCCTGCAGGGTAAGCTCAACGTGGAAGGCAATGACGAAAAGGTCGTCTTGGTCAAAGACGAAACCCGCAGCGGTAAGCAGATCATTGAGGTCTTTGCCAAGGTTGGCGTCTTGTTTCAGAACGACAAGCGCGGCAATGAAGGAGCGCCCGATTACTCCGGTAACTTGGAGTTGCGTTACTTCAATGCGGAGAAGCGCATTGCTGGATGGAAGAAGACTGGCAACGACAAGCCGTTTCTTTCCCTGTCAGTAAGCGACCCTCAGGATAGCGTCGGCAGCAAGGCCAAAGCAAGCCTTGATGCGGACGATATTCCGTTCTAAGGTCAAGGCACTCCTCCCTGATTGGCTTACTGCCTCTCAAACTGCCCCGGCCTTTCCTCACCAAGGTCGGGGCTTTTTTATGGAGCCCCCATGAGAATTGAAAAATGGCACGAGATGACCAAGCGTCATCACGAAGAGCGCAGGCTAATCATTGAGTACTGCAAAGCCCACAACATGACGCAGCAAGAAGCGGCTGAGTTTCTTGGCACCAGCTCACCTAACCTGAGCAGGTATATGAAGGTGCACAAGATCACTTGGAACGCAAAGAAAAGAAAGCCGCGAAGAACAGCAAGGGACATAGCCAAAGATGCTTGGTGACATAGTGAGCAGACTCACTCAAACAATCGCACACCTTGAGGGCATAAAGTCAGAGGTTGAAGCTGCCATGCAGAAAACCGTTAAAGCAAACAGCCAATCAGAAATGGTTTCTTACTTGTTGGAAACGGTAGCCGAGAAGCATGGAGTAAGCGTCGAGGAAATTATTTCCAATTCGAGGGACTTTCACATCTGTCGAGCCAGAGATGAAGCTGCATACAAGCTCAAAAACTCAGGGCGATCAAACGCATCAGTCGGAAAAATCCTTGGCGACCGTGACCATAGCACAATCATAGCCTCCGTTCGGCGGCATGAAACGAGACTCTGAGGAGAAATCAAAGTGACCGAAGCACAACGCAAACAGCTTGCCCAACAGCGAGACAGCGAGGCCGCTGCCACAGAAGCCATGCTTGAAGCCATGCGCTGCCTTGGCTTTGAGGCTGTCTGCCAGACCTTTGCAGGCCATGTTCTTGGACGGCCTGACGTGACCCCCATGCAGGTGCATGAAGAGCTGCAGCGGCTGGCCCGCTGCGCGTGGGCAGAGATACCGGCGGGTGAAGTGTGATCAACGGCAACCGCGCTCGCGTAGAGGAGCTGACCATGCAAGGCTGGTCGGCATCCGAGATCGGTAAAGAACTTGGGATTGCTGTAAACACAGTCTATTCGCACCGGCACTCAGCACGGCGGAGGAAACGCGATCCAATGCCAGAGACGCCCATCGAGTTGAGAGAGTACTGGAGATTCAAGCAAACAAAGGAAGAGTAAGGGACTTTTGTGGGTCGGGCGTCTGAACGTGGCGCATTCTGGTAGCACAACCAACACCTAAACCACTCTCGGCGGCTCCAAGGTTGAGTTGCTCCCGACCCACAACATCGAAATACCAAGCCGAAAAGCTTGGCGCAAGGAGAGAATATAGAATAGCCGCCCACACGGACGGCTTCCCCCGGCGTATCATTCGCACGGTTGCCGGGGGCACTTACACAAGGAAAGAAAAACATGCCCGTAAGAGAGTTTCTCAAGGATGTGCCGATGCACTTCTACAACGGCAAACACCGATCCGATGACACGGTGTGCCACACTGTTTCGGATGTGATTGAACAGTTGAAGAAACTGCCGCCAGACCTTCCGGTTGCAGTTGATGATGAACCGGTTTCGCTGACCATCTACAACGCAATGCAAGAGCACGATCATGTCGATGATGAAGACATTCACCTGACGTTTGAAGGCGAAATCTATTAACGCCACCCACATCACCGCACCCCCAGAGCGGTGATCCCCGCCGCCGGAAACCGAGACACGTAAGGCGGCGGGACCAATAAAAGGAAAGCACATGACCGACCCCACCTACGAAACCGAAAGCCACCACACCCCAGAGAGCCGCGACCGTGATGCGCGGTTGGTGGGGCATGAACCAAAAGGTGAGACTATGACAGACGATCCTAAGTGCGAAGCAGGGTGCATCTCATATTATGGCGGCGAAAAGAAGCACCACAGAGACTGCCCCTATTACCCCGAGAGCCTGACCAAACTGAATGCCGACCGCATCGAAGCCCTCCTTGCCGAGCGTGACGCGCTGGAAGCCGAGGCCGAAGGGTCTGCCGCTATCATCGCAGCAGAGCGGGCCGAGGTGCTCAAGCTGCAGGAGGAAAACGAGCGGCTGCGGGCGCAAGTGGAGGCACTGACACCTTCCACCCCGCCGCGCGATGGTGTAGAGTAGACATGCACAGCCCATCTTGCTAGGATTAGCAGAATGACCCGAAACAGGCCACAGTCTGCAAGTACGGTCATTCCGGCGCGGGTTTGGATTGGGAAACACCCGGTCGCCCGCGCCGAACTGGGCCGCTTTCCGGCGGTGTGTTGATAAGCCGATCTTTCAACGGGACGCCTCGTCAGGTTGCGCGACACACCACCCGAGCGCGGCAGCGTGACTGAGCCTGGTCTAAAGTTGATGCCGAACAAGTAAGGCCACGACCAGCTAGATGTTCTGTGAAGACGCTGGAAAGTCGCTACTGCCGGACGCCGTGGGTTCGAATCCCTACCGCAGCCGCGCTCGACCCACCACACAAAAAGCCCCGCTCACCGGGGCAGAGGCAAGCGGGGCGGGGACACGCGGGAACGCCGCGCACGTAGGTGATATGGGCAGATGACCCGCGCCCACTACCGGGATTAACGACAGGCTCCTGTCATGCGATCATCCAGATCAGCTATCCACGACGCCCAAGCCTCTGGCACTTCGGTAATCGTTTCCACAGGCGGTAAAGACAGGCGCGCTTCCTGATAAGAGACGCAGCCCGCCCCGCTCTCACTGCCAGCGCCCCTCGTTAGACCGCAGCCGGTCAACAGGATCATCGGAGCGGCCAGCAGAGACCGCCTCACGGCCCCTTTCCACTCGCTCGGTAGTGTCACGCATCGCAGCATCTTCTGCCTCCCTATGGCCTTGTCTGCGCCCGCTGACGCGGCCCAACCATTGCCCGAGGAACAGCGACATGGCGCTAATCAGCAGGGCACCTAAGCCAATGATAATCTCACTCATCGTCAAACACCCGAGACAGCTTATCACGAATGCCAATCAGGCCAGTACCAAGCGCCATCAAAGCTGCGGGTGAAGCGTCCTGACCGCCTGCCAGAATAGTAACAAAGCGGCCAAGCTCATTTGCCCAACCGCCTGCACCAGACAACATCAGAATACCAATTGCGATGGAACTCAGGCCAGCCCACCACGTCAGGCTCGTCGGTCGAATATATCTCATGCCGGTCCACCTTTGCTGAGGAAGGAAAACAGTCTGTTAATGAGCTTAACCAGCGGGCCCTCTTTGACAGGGCGAGGCGGCTGAGCATCGAGGACAGGAACGCGGGTTTGCGGAACATGATCTTCATCGGCAGGCATCCGTCGCACAGAAAGAAGGCGGCTTACAGGGTAGCGCTGAACCGTCACTGCATCTGATTGATTGCCACCAAGAACTTCAAGGTGAGTGCCAGCTCGATTGACGAAAAACCCCACATGACCCCGCCAATCGTCGGGGCTATTGCGCCAGAAAACAAGAACGTCTCCAACTTTCGCATCCTCCAAACTGACCTCTTGGCCCCATTCAAGATAGGACCGCGCATTCAATGCCCGGGTGGATCGAAGACCAGCCCGTTCCAACATGGCCCCAACGAATGCTGCACACCACGCAGTCTCATCGTCCTTAACCCAACCATGCCCCACGTCAGCAAAGAACTGGACAACGCTTGGATTGTTCTCAGAGCCGCGCAGCTCGCGCAGGCCCTTCTCTTCCGAAGCCATGATGTAGGCCTGCCGCTGTAGCTGGTGCATCTTCATGTTCCGACCTTTGCGATAAGAGCCTTAATGTCGTCCCTGATTTCCCCAAGCATCTTGTTCGTTTCTTCGCGCGCCTCCTTAGAGGCATCAAGGTCTTCCTTGCGCTGGTTCCAAAGCCGCTTGATCTCTTTGGTGTTCTCCACAGAGCGTCCTTCCAGCCTGATAAGCCACACAAGAAAACCCACGAAGCCCATCATAATCGGCCAGTATTGAAGGACAGTTTCCATGTTAGCTCCTGTTAAAGCCAAACCCGCGTCGGGCTGGCAATCGTATCAGGGTCGATAAGCGACACGCCCTGCATGACCTTGCCGACTTCCTGCGCATTGATCTGAGTGTCGTCTTCACCACCCAGAGACCAAGCCATCGCCCACTTCTCCCACTTGATCACGCCGTAGTCATCGACACGGGACAAGGCAGGCTCAGTGAGACGAATGTTGACGTGGTGGCGGGTATCCAAAACAGGTGCCGTGAGTTCGTTACCTTCTGCGTCATAGGTGCCGGGGGTGATCACGACAGGGCCTAGGTGGTCGATGTGAACACCCTTTGCGGTAGCCCACTCACCAGTGCCTTGCGTGGTGGTTTCCCCTGTCTCCGGGTCTGTGACAGTCTCTGTGACCTCATACTTGAGTTCTGCCCACCGTGCAGCCGCCTCGAAAGTAGCCTCATCAGTGGCCCTGACAACAGCGTCAAGCATTCCCCCGGAGAGGTTCACCAGCACGGGGATCGGGTTTTCTTCGGTGCCGAGGTTGTAACTCATGAAGAAGCCTCCTCACGCCCTGTTTCCGTGATGTTTCCTGCCCACATGCGGAAGACCCCGATCGTACCCATGAAGTCGTAGCCAAGTTCTAGGTCAGTGGCAGACAGATCGGCCAGAGCCGTGGGCGTCGTGTTGTCAGTAAGCGCCGTTCCATCAACCGCACCAGCCACAAGCGTAGAGGCATGAGTAGAGGCAATGTTGAACGGGACGAGGATGCCGGGGGAGTAGACAGAGCCACCAGTTTCAACAACGTCTGACGTTCCTGCATTCTTTTGTCTATATACAAGTCTACCAGTGGCGGTGCTTGCAGCAGACAAATACAAATCAATTAAATTATTACTGTCAGCTTCCCAACTCAAAAACTCAACTTCACTTGCAGAACCCCCATCAGCATACGTCATCCGGCCTTCCATCTGGATAGACACGGCAAGAGGGTCGATCTCGCGGACGGAGATGTTGTCGAAGGAAACATTATCTTCCGAATAAATCGCAACATACTGCGTTGTATTGTTTGCCACGAATATAATCTCATACTCGTTGGCTGCGTTAGGAGCAAACCCGGCGGACAAAATAAACGCAGAACCCACAAAATTGGAATCTGTCGAGTTTCGCACACCAACAGAGGTATTTGACAGGGAAAGATCACCAGTCGCGTCTAGGTCGAACCTGAGTTTGTAAACAGAGCCAGAAACACAAGTGATCTCTTGGCGAATCCGCCCACCTGTTGCCCCTGTATGTGCAGCAGAGCCACCAGAGAAGTTCCACCCGTTGTCAATAATTCTGGTCCAGTCAGTATCGTCGTTGGTCGCAAAGTCACCATTCGTCACCAACTCCTCACCGATCACACGGGGAGTAGGCCACGGCAGGTTAGCGCTCGGGACGGTCAGCGTCTCGGCAGCACGGGTGGCTGTGGAGCCAGAGGTTGGGATGTAGCTGGACGGGGTGGAGCCTTCTTCGAGTTGGGAAAATGCAACGGCGACTACTTCGCTCCCTACCGGGGTCCAACTGACTAATGAGGCTGAGTTGGAATTGTTCAACCCCACGATCATATTCCCAGCCCCACCCGAAAACGTGCCACCAACATACGCCCTGACAAACGACCCCATCTTAGTGACACCATAAAGCGCCCCAGCAGTGACCGCTCCGGCTACCCCGTTCAATAAGTCAACAGATAGATGATACGCAGACACACCATCAAACAAACGAATGATTGCCCACCTGTGCCCGCTATACTCCAAGTCTACCGCCCACACAGACTCCCCCGCCGGGAGCGTTACTGATTTATAGACATAGTGACTACCTGATGCTGTGGTAGGAATTATCGACCAAGCTGAAGTAAGCCCATCACGCCCAGTCCGATCTTGCGTCACCGAGGAGATGTTATTTTTTGTCCACGCCCCAACATTATTACTATCCGCGTCAAGGTTCGTCCGCGCTTCACTCTCATGCAGCAGGCCCTCGTTCACCCATGCGGAGCCGTTCCAGACGTGGTGGCCGATACGAGGCACATCCGGGCCAACCGTGACCAGCGTCCCCGTGCTATCCACCATCGTAGCGTTGCTGGCGCGGGAGAAGGTAGTCAGACCGTCAAACGTGGTGCGCCCGGTCGCGCGGTAGTATTCGGCCCCGAAGTCCGCAACCAGACCCGGCTTGAAGCCAAGCACCTTGTACGGATCACGCCGCTGCCCGAAGGGGCTGCGGATGCCGCTTAGGGGAGAAACAATCTCACGCATGACCAACCATAACCCCTAGCGATTTGTCGGCATAAGCCCAAACGCGAGACGCAGAAATACCCGGGAACACGTC